GATCGCCGAGGCGGGCGCAGCGTGGGAGACGGTGCTGGAGGGCGTGAGCTTTGAAGACCTCTCCCGGCTGCGGCACCTGCTGCGGGAGGTGGACGAATACACCAAGGGCGGCGGCGAGCTGTTCAACGGCTTCCAGCACGAGACAGAGCGCATCCCGGCGCATCGGCTGGAGGAGCTCCACCAGCTCGGGACGGCGCTTCTCGGCGAGTGCCCGGAGAACGACTGCACGATCTACCGCAACGTGTTCCGCATGGCGGTCGACGTCGACGGGCAGATGGGCAAGCTGACGGGCCACGCGAGGGAGACGATGCAGCGGGAGTATGAGCGGCTGCTCCGGGAGTTGAACCGCCTCTACACCATGAACCACGCGGTGAAGAAGTACCGGGAGGCGCAGCATGACAGGACTTGAACTACTCAAGGCCCCGGAGGCCACGGCGGGCGAGATCGCGGACATCATCTCCGCACCGTGCCCGCCCATCATCCCCGCCCACTGTGACGGCGTGAGCTGCCGCGCGTGCTGGCTGTCATGGCTGACGGGCGAGCCGATCAAAGAGAAAGAGCCGCCCGACAAGCGGACGGCTCCGGATGATGCTCCCGCCTACTACCATCCTCCAGTGAAAGCAATCCGAGAGGCGGCGGAGAGGATCAGGGAGGGGCGCATGGAGTACGCAGCAGAAGCGCTCACTCGCCGATCCGATTCAAAAGAGCCTCGACGGCCTTGAAGGCGTAGGCCCTTGCGACTACTGACGTCGCATAATAAGTTTCCCGGCAGACGGCAACAATCGCCGCTTTCTGAGCTTCGGTGAAACCAGCGTCAATGTGCTCGCCAGAGTCGAGAATGGCAGAGCGAAGACGCTCGCCGAGAATAGTCCAGTCAACATCGCGGCTCTTGTCGACTTCGTCGAGTACACGCTCGACGACATCAAGGGTAGCATCAGCCATAGACAACACCCCCTCCCCGGGCAGTGGCCCAGCTCAATTATACACGAGCAGGAGGGCAAAGGAAAGGAGCAGCAGAATGTTCAGCACAGAAGACCTCAAGACCGCGATCGGCGCGACCGTCATCGCACGGCGGAACGCGGCAGCGCGGCTGCGGGAGGCGGGCAACCCCCGCGACCCGTTCCGGGCACTGCCGGGGATGGAGCAGCAATTCTTTGAAGCGGCGCAGAGCGTGCGCAGCTACGACCTCGTTCTCAACTTACTTGAGAGAGAAGTGAAGCGGGAGGCGCGAAAGCGTGCGGGGCGCACGGCGCAAAGCGCGGCGGTGTTCCTTATCACGGCGGGGCTCATCATCCTCGCGACGCTGGGCTTCGCGGCGGCGCTGCTGCTGATGCGCTGCCCTGTCCCCGCCGTGAGCGTCACCGCGTTTATAGGTGTGGCAGTCTCGCTGGGCTGGGCGGTCATTCGGAAGTAAGTCTAAGAACAAGGAGAAAGGAGGGCAAGCGATGAGAGGCCCGAAGAAACGGCTGACGCCGTTCGGGAAGATGGTGGTGAAGGCGCTGGCTGACCGGGATATGAGTCGGGCGGAGCTGGCGGCCACGGTGGGCACAAGCCCGCAGTACTCAGGAAGAAGCTACCAACGAATGAGATAAGCGGTGAAGCAAAAGCCCCGAGGTAAAGGCAGTTTACATCTTTCCCGGGCAACCACAAAGGCTCGTCCCGCAGTACACGCAGACCACCTTGAAGGGGGCTGCATTTGCTGTGGGACGAGCCTAAGATTTTCTTCTTAGAACGGCGCTATTTTTTCTCAATTATCCTGTCCGAATTTCTCAAAAATCGTGTCGCGCTACAGGCATAATTCAAAGTGTGTAATAGGACTATTCGGCCTTGTGCTGCAGAAAATGTTGAAAAGGTTCCTGCGGCAAGGAAAAGTCTTACAGCTCTTTCGCAGTTTTAATCGATCCGCAGCAATTCGTCATCGTCGGAGCATCCGAAGCGGTTAACATCGGAGGCAGGGAAAGACTGGTAAATGTGCACGTTCGAACGCGGAAAGCATTCTTGCAGAAAATCGCGGACCGGGAAAAGATCATGGAATCCGCTGAAGTGCTTTTAACAAGCATAAACTCACGGAACGCATAGACTGGATCGACGGCATATCCGCCTATCATTCCGGAACGGCACACATAGTCAAGAACGCGGTGCAAAGCTGCTGCGTCTGGATACTGATTGCGGATCAAGATAACGTCTGGCACAGCCGGTTCATCTCCTCACTGATCATTTCGTTCGTCCTCTGAGAGGCGGACGGACAGAATGCGATTTTTCATTGAAATCCTTCTTTCTTGTTGCTCGTGGCAAGGAGCGCAAATTGTATGACGACCCTTTATTCAGATGTTTGTAGCGTGATAAAAAATTGGTGCAGACTATGAAAGAGCCCGATGAAGCGCACGCAATTGTGCAGCCCCATCAGGCCTTCCAAATGATGTTGACATGGTTGCCGTCGAGTTCGATCCGCTCGATAAATTCAGCAGCGATCAATTTTTTCTCGTCAAAAACAGAATGAGAAAAATCCAACCGCTGGATCTGAGACGCAGAATGCGGGGCGGTATGTAAGAGCTGTTCCCGCTCGGCGTGCAGTTTTTCAATCGTTTTTGAGATATACACGACCGCCACATCGCTGCTCTCGGCGAGAGCGTTCACCAGACGATCGATTTTCTGCTCGATTTCCAAAACAGCTTTCGCCTGCGCGTGGCCTTCACTTACTGAGGGGAGCTCGGCGGGACAGGCATCGAGAATGTGCTGGAGCTCATTGGCAATATGGGCCTCCAGCTCTCTAAGGTCTACATCAATCGATTCATCACAGTTGCCGAAGTTGGACCGACCGGAGCAGACCAGCTTACAGCGTTGCTCTGATTTTATGTAGTTGACCTTGACGGCATAGCCGCATTTGCTGCATTTTAAGAGACCGGTCAACCAGGAGTATTTTCCCGCGTTGGCGCGGGGAAGCTGCATCTGTCCGGAGAGCTTGTCCTGTACACGCAGCCAGAGGGAAGACGGAATGATTCCCTCATGCGTGGACAGGCTGAGCATCTGCTCATCCTTTTTCGTGTACTTGCCGCGGCTGCGGTCGCGCTTCCCAATCAGAAGACAGCCATGGACGCCGTCAAAAACTTCGGGCATCTGGCGGATCTGGATGCCCTGCGCAAGGTAATAGCAGTAGACCGCTTCGTCAGCCTGCGCGTAGACGGGGTTCCGCAGAATACGGGACAGAGTCACGTTATCCCACGCCTCGCGCTTGGGGCCGTGAATGCCCTGCTCAGTCAGAGTTTTGGCAAGGGCGCGCAGCGATGTTTCAGACCGGACATATTCTTCAAAAATGTGGAGAACAGTCTTTGCGTTTTCATCGGCTATCAGAGATGAGACCTTGCGCCCGTCAAGCTCAGCTTTGGAAAGCGCATACCCGTACGGTGCGGGCCCACCCGGCCATGCACCGAGGGAAACGCGGTGATGGTAGTTGTCGCGCACACGCTCCGCGGTCGTTTCGCGCTCAAGCTGGGCAAAGGTCATCACAATGTTGAGCATGGCCCGTCCCATCGGTGAGGAAGTGTCGAACTGCTCGTTGACGGACAGAAATTCGACATTGTTTTTACGCAGAAGCTCCCAGATCTGGCTGAAATCCGCGAGGGAGCGGCTGAAGCGGTCCAGCCGGTACACGACGATTTTTTTGACGCGGCCCGCCTCCACCGCCTCCATGAGCTCGCCGAAAGCAGGCCGCTTGGTGTTTTTGCCGGAAAAGCCCTTGTCCGAAAAAACAAGGGCATCGTCCACAGTAAACTTCCGGCACAGTTCAATCTGTCCCTCGATCGAAAGGCTGCCCTTTTTATCGATGGACTGACGCGCATAAATGGCATCCATCGGCCTCACCTCTGCGCGCGGGCAGCCAGCAGCAGAAGGCAGCAGCGGCGGCAGATCGCCGCCTGACGCGCAGAGCGCTCTATGGGGTCAACGGTTGAATAAGTGTTTTTGATAATCATAAGGGTTTCCTCCTTCGAGAATGTATGAGCCAGGACCGGAAGTTATTCCGGACGGCTTTACCACCCTGTTGAAGGCTGTGTAAAAATATATTATTTTTTTAGCAAATCTTGAAACCCTTGAAAATCCTGAAAAATCCAGACGACGCATGGCTTCCGCTGCGCTGATGGTACCCGCACGCCAGAGTTTTTCCACCGCATCAAAATTGCTTCGCTCAATCCGCACCAACCGCAAAGCAGTGGCTTTCGATTCTGGTGTCCTCTGGCATTGTGGCACTGATCCAGCCCTACTCCAACAACGCCTTGAAGCGAGTGATCAAGGCTCCGAGAATGTATTTTCTGGACACAGGGCTCTGCGCACATCTCACCAGATGAACCAGCGCAGAGACATTAGAGCGGGGAGCGATGGACGGCGCGTTCTTTGAAACGTGGGTGGTATCTGAGATCTACAAGAGCTACCTCAATCAGGGAAAATCTCAGCCGCCGCTGTATTTCTACCGTGACAGCAACAAGAAGGAGATCGACCTTATCATTTATCAGGATGGTGTCGTTTCGCCGATAGAGATCAAAAAAATTCTGCGCCAAAGGATGCCGCAAAGAATTTCAGCGTGCTGAATCCTATTGAGAAAGAACCAGATGCTGACAGCATCTCGGCTGGAGCAGCGCATCTGAAAACGAAGATTGGAACCGGTGCCGTAATCTGCATGCCGCCGGATATGATCCCGGTCGATCAAAAAAACTGGTATGTTCCTGTTTGGTTGATTTGAGCAAACGCAGATTGAATTTCACAAAACTGCTGCCGCAATTCTGCGGCAGCAGTTCCTGCTGTGTGTCTGGTGAACACACTTTACTAATATGGAATTGATTCTGGGCATGTTCAGCGGTGGGCTATGAATAGGCGGAAAGAAGACAGTCAGCGGAGGCCATGAAGCGAGGCAC